TGGATATTTAGAAGTATCAATTGCTGGTGGTGCACAAACAACAGAATTAGATGTTGATGATGGAGCTTTAACAGGTAAAGCTCAGAATAGAATTATAAAACTTACAGGATCTATAACAGGTAACCAAGTAGTTACTCTTCCTGTTAACATGGAAAATTTTTACATTATTCAAAATGGAACTACAGGAGCATACACTGTTCAATTAAAAGCAGCATCGGGTTCAGGGGCCACGGTCACTTGGGCAACTACGGATAAAGGTTGGAAAATAGTATATGCAGATGGTGTTGCAACAAACACAGGTATTTATGACACAGGTTTTTCAACTTCAGATGGAGATGTAACTCTTACAGGAACACAAACTTTAACAAACAAAACTTTAACAGCACCTAAAATTGGTACTTCAATTTTAGATACAAACGGTAATGAATTATTTTTATTAACAGCAACAGCTTCAGCAGTTAATGAATTAACTTACAATAATGCTTCAACAGGTAATAACCCAACATTTACAGCAACAGGCGGAGATACTAATATTGGATTAAATTTAGTACCAAAAGGTACTGGTGTTTTACAAGGTAATGGCTCTGCTTTAAAAATTGCTGGTAAAGAAACTATTTGGGTTCCAGCTTCAGCTATGTATGCAACAACAACTGCTGGTGCTGACGCTCAACAAATAGAAACAACTGCTGGAAGACCTGATATAAAAGTATTTGACTTTGACCCAAGTTCAGATGAATTTACTCAATTTGCTGTGGCATTTCCTAAATCATGGAATGAGGGTACAGTAACTTTTCAATATTTTTGGACTCCAAGCAACACAAATACAGGTAACTGTGCATTAGAATTACAAGCTGTAGCGTGTGGTGAGGGCGATACTATTGACGTTGCTTTTGGAACATCTGCACAAGTATTAGACGCTGGTGGTGGAACAGTAGAAGATCAACAAGTTAGTGATGAAAGTGGTGCAATCACTATTGCTGGTTCTCCAGCAGTAAATCAACTATGTTATTTTCAAGTAAAAAGAAATGCTGATGTTGGCCCAGACACTTTTACAGGAGATTGCAGACTTATTGGTATTAAATTATTCTTTACAACTGACGCATCAAATGACGCATAATTATGAAAGATTTAAATAATAAACTTGTATCAGGTAAGAACACAAAAAATATTAAAAACAGAAAAGGTAAATCATTCGGTTATCAAGTCTTAGGATTTGGTGCTGGCGGAGGAGGTCCTCAATTTGTTGCAGCTACTGGTGGAACAATAACAACAAGTGGTGATTACAAAATTCATAGATTTACAGGTCCTGGAACTTTTGAAGTAACTGCTGGAAGTGGTGATTTAGCAATAGTAGATTATTTAGTAGTGGCTGGAGGTGCAGGTGGTGGAGGTTCATCTTTACCAAACGAAAGAGGTGGTGGCGGAGGTGGAGCCGGTGGTTTTAGAGAATCTGCTGGTTGCGGTTATACGTCTAGTCCTTTAGGAGCTTGTGTAGCAGCTCTCCCAGTTGGTGTTCAAAGTTATCCAATTACAGTAGGTTCAGGTGGAGCCGGTGGTGGCGGAGGACCCGGTACATCACCTGCTAATAAAGGTACAAATGGAGCTAATTCTATTTTTTCAACTATAACTTCAACAGGCGGTGGTGGAGGTGCCATTGGTGGTTTTCCAGTTCCGGCTTGTAAAGTAACCGCAAACGCAGGTGGATCAGGTGGCGGAGTAGGTAGCACAAGTAATGCTAATAGATTTGGTGGAGCTGGAAACACTCCTCCAGTTTCTCCAGCTCAAGGGCAACCAGGTGGTGGACAAAGAACTTGTGGTGACTATCTTGCTGGTGGTGGTGGCGGTGGAGCAACAGCAATTGGAAATACTGGTCAAGGTGATCCTGAACCTTCTTTTAATGGTGGAGCAGGTGGAGCAGGAGCAACAACAAGTATTACAGCATCCCCTGTAACCTATGCAGTAGGTGGACAAGGAGGTGCTTGGAATGGAGATAATCCAAATGTAGATGGTGGAGCTAACACAGGAACCGGTGGAGCAGGTGGCGGAGCTAATATAGGTGCAGGACCTAATGGAAACCCTGGAAATACTGGCGGATCTGGTGTAGTAGTAATAAGGTATAAATTTCAGTAGGTAAATAATATGGCACATTTTGCAAAAATTTCAGAAACAAACGAAGTATTAACCGTATTAACATTAGACAATAAAGATATGCAAAACGCTGATGGTGTTGAGGTTGAAAATATTGGACGACAATATTTAGAACAACATAATAATTGGCCTGCAAATTTATGGATTCAAACTTCATATAATACAATTAACAATACTCATAAAAATGGTGGCACTGCATTTAGAGGAAATTATGCTGGAATTGGTTATACTTGGGATTCAATTAATAATATTTTTTGGCCACCAAAACCATATTCTTCTTGGGTAAAAAATACAACAACAGCAGTTTGGGACCCACCTGTTGCTATGCCTAGTTTAACAGCAGAACAAAAATCACAAAACACACGTCCTGATATAAACACCGAAGCAACACATGCTTGGGGATACTCTTGGAATGAAGATAATCAAACTTGGGATTTAGCTGATTCTTTCGCATAATTATTGACAACTTTATAAAACAGTAATAAGTATACTAGTAGGTATGCAAAAGAAAGTATTGACAGAGCAGTCATTATATTTTGGCGATGTTACAATGCCAAAAAATTGGGAGATAGATCAAAATGATTTAGCTCATTACATTTTACAATCTAATTTAACACGTGATAAATTTAAATTTTCTAAAACTTGGGATAAATTAAATACTTACATAAAAGAATACACACATTTAAAACATAATATTAAATTAATTAATACAGAAACATGGGGCAGTATATATAACCCTCTTCAAACAAGTGTTCCTTTATTAAATATTGATCCGGTGGATCTACGTAACTCTCCAGACTTTACATTACTTTATGGTGTAAAAGTAAAAGATTGTAATGTTCGAATACACTATGAAGATAACAGACGTAAAGGTAGAAGTTGGGACATAGAACTTAAAAACAATATGTTTATAATGTTTCCATCTACTAACATGTATTACATAACAAATAATCAAAAAGATTCTTCAAATTTTATTCAAACTATACTTTACCAGTACATCTAATTATGAGAATTTTAGCATTTAATATTACTCACGATAGTTCTGTATGTTCAATAAATAATGGTCACATAGAGTTTTTTTGCAAAGAAGAAAGATTGAGTAGAGTTAAAAGAGACAAACATCCTTTTAAATCTTTGCAGTTATATAAGTCTAGAAACTTTGGAAAGATAGACCATATTTTATATTGCACTCCTTCTAACTACAATAATCAACAAGAGTATTTTTATAAAGAATTTATAGAAAAATTATTTGATGTAGAGATGGAGAATTTTTCTTCACTATCTCATCACCTATGCCATGCCGCTTCTGCTTTTTATAACAGTGGCTTTAAAAAAGCTTTAACTTTTGTAATAGATCGGAATGGTTCAATTTTGTTTGATAATAAAATTGATGCCTGTAGAGAATCAGAAAGTGTTTTTTTATGTAGTTATCCAGATAATTTTACACCTTTATATAAATCATTTTGGACGAATGATAGTATAGGAGTTAATAAAGATAATTTAAAAAAACTCATAAAAAGTAATTTTCCATTATCAGATGTACATGTTGATAATGAGTATTCTATAACTAAAGTATATGAAGCAGCTACTACATTAATAGGTCAACCTATTTTAGAAAATGGAAAGACTATGGGTTTAGCCTCATATGGTTCAAATAAAAAATACCATTCTTTATTTTTAAATGGAATTCCTATAACAAATTATTTTACTCATGTAATTAATGAAGGCAATGATAATGTAGTTATTTTTAAGGGAGAACAAAATAAAATTACTAAAAATATAACAAAAGATAATTATAAGTTTTATGCAGATAAAGCAAAACACGTACAGTTAAAAACTCAAGAAGAATCATTATGTTTAATAAAAAAATATATTAGTAAAACTAAAATAAAAAATGTCTGCATTGTTGGGGGTTACGGTTTAAATGTTGTTGCCAACAATTATTATATTAAAAATTTACCTAATATTAATTTTTACTTTGAACCTGTTGCTGATGATACAGGTATTGCTATAGGGGCTGCTTATTTTAAATATAGAAATTTAACAAAAGACAATAAAGTTATTACACCTAAAGATAATTTTTATCATTACTATGAAGATAGTAAAATTAACAAAGGAATTAAAGCTACAATAGAAGATGTTTGTAAATTATTAATAAACCAAAAAAGTGTGGCTATTTTTGAAGGTGCTGCTGAAGCTGGACCAAGAGCTCTAGGACATCGGTCTATTCTATTTGATCCTAGAAATAAAAATTGTAAAAACATAGTTAATAAAATTAAAAACCGTGAGTGGTATAGGCCATTTGCTGGAGTAATACTTAAAAAAGAATTTAAAAAATATTTTAATACTTTAAGTTTAGACGAATCTAATAACATGACTATTAATTTTAAATGTAAAAAAAACACTGTAAAATTATTTCCAGGGGTCGTGCATGTAGATAACAGTTGTAGAGTTCAAACTGTGTCTTCAGGTTTTTTATATGACTTATTAAAACAATTTAATAAATTAACTAAATGTCCAATTTTATTAAACACTAGTTTAAATTTAGCAGGTGAACCTCTTGTTAATACAAAAGAAGAAACATTATTATTATTGAATAAAAGTAAATTAGATGCTATTTATTTTGTAGACGAAAAAAAACTTATACAGAAAGAAAAACATGAATCTATCTAATTATTTTTGGCATTTTAAATCAGCATTAACACCTAAGTTTTGTGATGATGTTATAAAACATGGATTATCAAAATCAGAAACTATGGCACGAACAGGTGGTTTTGGCGGTAAAAAATTAACTAAAGATGAAATTAAAAACATGAAAAGAAAAAGAAATTCAGATATCACTTGGTTAAATGATACTTGGATTTATAGAGAAATACATCCTTATATTCATAAAGCTAATAAAGATGCTGGTTGGAACTTTGATTGGGACAGATCTGAATCATGTCAATTTACAAAATACAAACACAACCAATACTATGATTGGCACCAAGATAGTTGGAATAAAGCTTATGATAGACCCGGTAAAATTGATCATGGTAAAGTTAGAAAATTATCAGTGACTTGTCAATTAACAGATGGGTCGGAATATGAGGGTGGGGAATTAGAATTTGATTTTAGAAACTACGAACCTCACGTAAGAGAAGAAGCTAAACATTTGAAACAAGCAAAAGAAATACTTCCTAAAGGATCTATTATTGTGTTTCCATCATTTGTATGGCATAGAGTTAAACCAGTAATGAAAGGTACAAGGTATTCTTTAGTTCTTTGGAATGTAGGATACCCATTTAAATAATATGAATATAAACGAATATTTTAAAACACCTATTTGGTCAGAACAAAAACCTGATTTTTTAAAATCTTTAACTAAAGCCACAAATAAATATATTAAAGAAGCTAGAATTAGAGATAAAAAAATAATTAAATCTACAAAAGATTTTGGTTGGTCACATCATTCAACACCTTTAACACAAGACAATGATTTTTTAGATTTTAGAAACTATGTGGGTCAAAAATCTTGGGATTTTTTAGATGATCATGGTTATGATATGTCTTCATATACAACTATGTTTAGTGAGTTATGGGTACAGGAATTTAGTAAAAATGGTGGAGGCACGCATAGTGCTCATATACATTGGAACCAACATGTGTCTGGATTTTATTTTTTAAAATGTAGTGAAAAAACATCATACCCTGTTTTTCATGAACCAAGAACAGGCGCACGTTCTACTAAATTAAAAATAAAACCTGAAATAAAAAATATTGTTAACGGAACTGAACTTGTTCATTTTAAACCCCAACCAGGGACTTTAATTATATTTCCAGGATATTTGGAACATGAATTTGTTGTAGATCACGGTGTTGAACCTTTTAGATTTATACATTGGAACATACAAGCTGTACCAAAAGGAATGGCTAAAGATGTTTAAAAAAAATAAATACGTAATTATAAAACAAGCAATCAATAAAGATTTAGCTTTATTTTTGTACAATTATTTTTATATGAAAAGACAGGTATTAGATACCTGTCGTAAAGCTAGATACATATCACCTTATGAAACATTACTGGGTTTTTATGAAGATCCACAAATGCCAAACACCTATTCAAGTTATTCTGATATAGCTATGGAAACTTTAATGCTTAAGTGTCAACCTATTATGGAAAAGACTACGGGATTAAAACTATACCCTGCTTATACTTATGCAAGGATTTATAAAAAAGGTGATATCCTTAAAAGACATAAAGATAGATTTAGTTGTGAGATTTCTACGACTATGAATTTAGGGGGTGATGAATGGCCTATTTATTTAGAACCATCTGGAGAAGTAGGTAAAAAAGGAATTAAAGTAAATTTAAAACCAGGTGATATGTTGGTATATTCTGGTTGTGAACTAGAACATTGGAGAGAAAAATTTAAAGGCAAAGACTGTGCTCAAGTATTTCT